TTCAGTAAAAAGATTCTCAGTTAAATTTGCCTTAGATAATGGTTATACTAAAATAGTTTTAACCGACACCGATGTTATACCAAGTAAGGAATTATTTAACACTAGTAATGTTATGGACTGCTTTATTCCTAATAGTGTATCAGGACAAGTAACTTATCTATTTGAGAGTGAAATTGAACGTAATAGTATGTTAGGTCGAAGATTTCTTCATTATGAAAATAAATTTGACGTTAATTACAATAAAAAAGATTTGTGGATGCCTGAAGATTGTATTCAATTTTTAGATATTGATAAAGAAAAATTTTATTCTTTTTTATCCACATGGGATAAATGTATTGAAATTAAAAATACAGATAATTTATTTAACATTCCCGCAGGAAATATAGATGAAATGTGTTTTTCCGCACTACACAATGGTATTGAATTACATAACAATTCAAACAAACATATTAACTTACTTATTCCAAATCACGAAAAATGGTATTAAAAATTGTAACATCGGTTTATGAATTAAACTATGAAGATGGTCGAGGAGGTATGATATACAAATCGTATCCTTTATTAACTCAAACATTACGTAATATAATCTTTGAAGGATTTGAGTACGTAATATATACTAACCAATACACTTACGACAAGTATAGAATGTTCGACCAATTTAATTTACCTAATGTAACAATTAAATTTAAAGAATTAAACTCGGATTATTACACACAAAACATAAATCCAATTAGGTCTTTAAATTTTTCTAATGGTGAAATTTATGATAGAATTTATTCTGTAAAAAATTATATTGAAGTTATTTTTAATAAATTACAATTTTTACTTGATGAAAGTGACGAGGGTAAAAATGTTGTGTGGATTGATTCTGGATTATTTGGTACTAGTTGTCATGATAGATGGAGAGATTACATAAATGTTTTTGCACATACAAAATTATTTTTGGAAAAAATAAATGAAAAAATAACTGAAAATGGTTTTATTTGTTTAAGAGGTGAATCGATTCAAGTTAATTATGAATTAAAAGACGTTCTTGTTAATATGTTTAAAACTGACTTTAGGTTAGTACCCGGAGGGTTATTTGGTGGCAGTAATGAAAAAGTTAAACAAATCTTATCAAACTACCTTTCAATTTTTGAAACATATTATCAAACAACTAATAAGTTAATTAGTGAACAAGAAGTTTTATCAATACTAACACATTCAAATGATGTTAAATTTTTTAATTTTGGGGATTGGTTAGATTTACAAAAAAGTATTTTAGACCTTATGGATTTATTGGATATTGAGAAATACAAAACTGATGAAATGTATGAGTTATAATTATTCTTTTAATATCATCTGTACGACTATCGGTAGAGAGACATTACCAAGGTTGATTGATAGTTTTAAAAATCAATTATCATCAAATGATATTTTTACAATAATATCCGACACAAATCATGATTTGGTGAAAAATATGTTATCTAAATATGACTTTAACTTTAAAGTGAATCATATCATTAACGAAGGTGAAACGTTAGGAAAATATGGTCATCCTCTATTAAACAAATATATAAATAATCTTGATGGTGATTTTATAATGTTTGCGGATGATGATGATTACTATGTTAATGATGCATTTGATAATATTAAAAAATATGTGACAGAAAAAAAATTATACATTTTCAAACATAAATGGGGTGATACCATAAATTGGACAACAAAAGAAATAGTGTTAGGGAATATCGGTAAATGTATGGGAGTAATACCAAACACTAAAAATTTACCAATGTTTCAGGAAGATGTTTTTGGAGATGGATTATTTTATGAGAATCTGTCTAAAATAATAGATTATGAATTTGTTGATAAAATAATATATAAAATTAGAGATACTATATGAGTGATATAACATTAGTGACCGGAATATGGGACATTGGTAGAGGTGATTTAACTGAAGGATGGTCAAGGTCATACCAACATTATTTAGATAAATTTGAACAACTTTTAGATGTTCAAGAAAATATGATTATTTTTGGTGATAATGAACTTAAAGAGTTTGTTTTCAAAAAAAGAAATGAGTCAAACACTCAATTTATTGAAAGACCTTTAAGTTGGTTCACCGATTCTGAATTTTACAATATGATTCAAGTTATTAGGACAAGACCAAGTTGGATTACACAAGTTGGATGGTTAGAACAATCAACTCAGGCAAAATTAAAAAATTATAACCCACTAGTTATGTCAAAAGTTTTTCTTTTACATGATGCCAAAATATTTGATAAATTTAACTCTAAATATTTGTTTTGGATTGATGGTGGATTGACAAATACTGTCCACCCCGGATATTTCACACATGATAAGGTTTTAGATAAATTATCAAAATACATTTCAAAGTTCTCATTTATTTGTTTCCCATATGGTGCCGAAACTGAAATACATGGATTTGATTACAAAAAATTAAATTCAATTGCAGGTTCGAAAGTAAATAAGGTCTCAAGAGGAGGTTTTTTTGGTGGACCTAAAGAAACTATTTCCGACATTAATTCAATTTATTACGGGTTGTTAAAATCAACATTGGAGGAAGGTTATATGGGAACTGAAGAGTCAATTTTTAGTATTATGTCTTATAAGCACTCCGACTTAATTAACTATTTCCAAATTGAATCCAACGGACTTGTTGGTAAATTTTTTGAAGATTTGAAAAATGACACTTTGGAAGTAAAAAATGAGAACACTATAAAAACACCTAATAATTTAGACATTAATAAAGTTGGGTTATATGTTTTAACATTTAATAGTCCAAAACAATTTCAAACATTGATTGATTCAATGAATGCTTACGACCAAGATTATTTGTTAAAAACAACCAAGTTTTTATTGAATAATTCAACAGATGAATCTACATATGGAGAATATAATGAATTATGTGAAAAAAACGGATTCATCCATATAATTCCGGGGGATAATTTAGGTATTTGTGGGGGAAGACAATATATTGCAGAACACTTTGATAAAACCGATTTAGATTATTATTTATTTTTTGAAGACGATATGTTTTTCTTCCCGAATGAAGGAACTATGTGTCGAAACGGATTTAATCGTTATGTTCCAAATTTATATTCAAAATCATTAGATATTATTAAAAAAGAAGATTTTGATTTCCTTAAACTAAATTATTCGGAATTTTATGGGGATAATGGAACTCAATGGTCTTGGTATAATGTACCTCAATCAGTTAGAGAAGAATTTTGGCCTGAAAAACCAAGATTACCTGAACAAGGATTAGACCCTAACGCACCAAAAACAGTTTATAATAAAGTCATTTCATATAAAGGATTACCTTATGTTAGTGGTGATGTTTATTATTGTAATTGGCCTCAAATTGTTAGTAGACCCGGAAATAAAAAAATGTTTTTAGATACTACATGGGCACATCCGTTTGAACAAACGTGGATGAGTCATATGTATCAATTAACTAAAAAAGGTGAATTAACACCTGGTTTACTATTATTGACACCAACAGAACACGACAGATTTGAACATTATAATAGAGAGTTGAGAAAAGAGTCATAACTATATATTTATTGGTATGGAATTTTATATCAAACAAAACGCAACATTACCTGTTTTAAAGATGCAAGTGGTGAAGGACGGAAGAGCCGGATATCAACAACTTATGCGTGATTTAGAGGTATCAACAATATTTTTCACTATGATTGATGTGGAGACTGGTATTCCTAAAATAGTATCTGCACCTGCTCAAATCGTTAATTTAATCTTACCTGAGGGTGCTGACCCGGAATACTATATTTATTTCAAATTTACATCTAGGGATACTAATACTCCGGGAAGATATGAGGGTCAATTCCTTATAAAAAATGATGAGGGTAATTTAATTCTACCAATTAGAGAAGAACTATATATTAACATTCAACCAAGTTTTATCTCAGAAACTGCTTGTTGTTAAAATTTTATTTTTTGTAACTTTTTGAATGTTTCATCCGTATAATAACTGACTTTAATAAGTAAGTTAAAAAAAAAATAAAAAAAGATTAAAAAAAGTTTGGCAGAATAAAATTAAGTCGTATCTTTGTCAAACAAATAAGGAATAAAAGATTATGTCGAAAAAGAGGGTCGGAAACCCGAATACATCGAAAGATGGTGACAAGGAGTGTTAGGCAATCCTAAAACCTAACCACTAAAAATCAAGTGTTATGATTTGGGTTAATAACCTCAACTTATGGTGAAACAAAAAGAAAGGTTCCTTCGGGAACCTTTTTAATTATATATATTTCTTGTGGATATGTCACCATATTTATCAACAATTATGGTTGGTGATGTGTTAACTCTAAACTTAAGGTGATTAGGATGATGTATTGATGTATTAATTATTATCTTAATATTATTACTATTTTGTTTTTTATTTAACCACATATGGTAATCAATACCAGCAACATTATCGATAACGTTAATTGTACATCTAACTGTACAAGTTTCCATTATTTTTTTAGATGCTTTTATTATTGTATTCTGTAATTCCATTATAGAATCATTTATTTCATCAGGGTCAACTCTTTGAAATGAGCTTGATGTCCCAACAGAATCCATAGAATGTGCGTTTTTATATAGATTTATTAAACCATTTTCGTCTCTATGTAATTGTTTAATAAATTCTTGTTCACTTAAAATATCATTAACGACTATCTCATATACTAAAATTGGTTTTGGTTCCGTATATTCCCTTAATATCTGTCTAATTAAATCTCTCATAATGATAAATATGAAAAAAAAATAAAAAAAGTTTGGCAGAATAAAATAAATGAATTACTTTTGTCCTATCAAAATGAAACAATAACCTTAACACATACAGAAACTATGAAAACAATTACCTTCACAATGCAAGAGATATGGATGGCATCAAGACCATCGGTTCAAAAAAGTAAAAAGACATATAACCGAAAAGATAAACACAAGAAAGTGTCGTATAAATAAAACCTCAGATGAGGTTTTTTTTTATTTTAAGGGTATTTGATTTATCAGGATAATATCTTTATATTTATTTACGATGAGTAAGGTAAACTTCACAACTAAGTGATTGCCAATAAACCACTCCTAAATAAAACATATGATTAATAGTGAAGAAATTGAGGCATTCCTACATGGGAATGACCCGGAAGAATTTATAGTTGCAATCGAGTATGATTACCGAGACAACTGTATCTACAAAATTAAGGAGATTCCCGGAAAAGGGAAAGAAATCCGTAAAGACACTTTTACCCCGTTCGCTTGGGTAGGTGATTTAAAAAATCTAAAATTTTATAACGACTCGAAAGCCGCTCAGAAAGAGGCGATGACCAAGTATGGGATTCTAATTGAGAAATTAGAAACTCACGGGAACGAACGTCTTGAAAAAGGTTTAACCTTTATGGTTAAGTCTATGAAAGGGTACCGAGAACTTATCCAATTCTTTAGGGATGGTGGATGTGACCCATGGGGTGACAAAGCTAAGGATAAGATAACACTTCTATCTCCGGTGGAACAATACCTTGTATCCAAAGAAAAGAGATTATTTAAAGGGTTTGAAAACTATAACGAGGTTACTCGAATGGTATATGACTTGGAGACGACAGCACTTGAACCTAAGGACGGTCGTATCTTCATGATTGGGATTAAAACCAATAAAGGTTACCATAGAGTAATCGAATGTACTGATGAAAATGAAGAAAAGGGTGCAATCATCGAATTCTTCAAAGTAATTAACGAACTTAAACCATCTATTATTGGTGGGTATAACTCAGCAAACTTTGACTGGCATTGGATATTTGAAAGAAGTAAGATATTAGGGATTGATTTAAAGAAAGTTTGTAAATCATTAAACCCTAACCATTCATATACTCGTAAAGATGGTATGTTGAAATTAGCGAATGAGGTTGAAACTTATACCCAAACTTCTATTTGGGGATATAATGTAATTGATATTATTCATGCGGTTCGTAGAGCTCAAGCAATCAACTCAAGTATTAAAGCGGCAGGATTAAAATACATCACCAAATATATTAATGCCGAATCTCCAAGTCGTGTCTATATTGACCACTTAGATATTGGTCCATTCTACGCAAATAAAGATGAGTTTTGGATGAATACTACTAATGGTAATTACAAGAAAGTTGGTGTCGATGAAAAAATTGATGGTGTTTGTTCAAGACGTACGGACATTTACAAAAAAATTACAGGAGATAAATTGGTTGAAAAGTATCTTGACGATGACTTAGATGAAACTCTTAAAGTTGACCAAGAGTTCAATCAAGGTTCATTTTTGTTGGCGGCAATGATTCCAACGACATATGAAAGGGTTTCAACCATGGGAACCGCAACTCTATGGAAGATGTTAATGTTAGCATGGTCATATAAGAATGGGTTGGCAATTCCAGCAAAAGAAGCTAAAACTGACTTCGTAGGAGGTCTTTCAAGACTATTAAAAGTTGGTTATAGTAAGAATGTACTAAAACTTGACTTTAGTTCCCTATACCCCTCAATTCAATTAGTACATGACGTATTCCCTGATTGTGATGTTACCGGAGCAATGAAAGGTATGTTAACTTATTTCCGTAATACTCGTATCAAATATAAACAATTAGCTGAGGAGTATTATGAAATAGATAAGGCAAAATCAGAATCGTATGGTAATAAACAATTACCTATTAAAATTTTCATCAATAGTATGTTTGGTGCATTATCGGCTCCACAGGTGTTTGCTTGGGGTGACATGTATATGGGTGAACAAATAACTTGTACCGGAAGACAATATCTTCGTCAAATGATTAAGTTTTTTATGTCAAAAGGTTATGTTCCACTGGTAATGGATACGGACGGGGTTAACTTCTCAACACCTGATGAGGCTAAAGATAGAGTTTATATAGGTCGAGGATTAAATTGGAAAGTTAAAATAGGTAAAGAATATTATGGTCCTGAGGCGGATGTTGCCGAATATAATGATACTTTTATGAGAGGTGAAATGGCTTTGGATACGGACGGTGTTTGGCCTTCAACAATAAATTTGGCTCGTAAGAATTATGCAGTTATGGATTCAAAAGGTAAAATTAAACTTACCGGAAATACTATTAAATCTAAAAAACTACCTTTATATATTGAGGAATTTTTGGATAAAGGTGTCAAGTTATTACTTGAAGGAAATGGTCACGGATTTGTGGAATATTATTATGAATATTTACAAAAAATTTATGATAAACAAATTTCTTTAAGTAAAATTGCTCAAAGAGCCAAAGTAAAATTAAGTATTGAAGATTATAAGAAACGACTTACAACTAAAACAAAGGCAGGTAATAGTATGTCTCGAATGGCTCATATGGAATTAGCACTACAACAAAATCTAAAAGTGAGTTTGGGTGACGTAATAATGTATGTTAATAATGGACTAAGAGCATCTCACGGAGATGTTCAAAAGAAAGGAGATGGAGTTCAACTTAATTGTTATATGTTGGACAAAGACATTTTAGAAAACGACCCTGATTTGAAAGGGGATTATAATGTACCAAGAGCAATCACAACTTTTAATAAAAGAATAGAACCTCTAATGGTTGTATTTCAAGATGAGGTAAGAAAGAACCTGATTGTTAATGACCCATCGAAAAGAGGTATTTTTACAAAATCACAATGTGAACTGATTAACGGACATCCTTTAGGAGAAGGAGACCAAGATAGATTACAGGAAGATGTTCTTGATGTTACAGAACAAGAGTTAAAATATTGGGAAAAAAGAGGATTATCTCCCGATTATATGTATGAACTTGCGGAAGAAGGATGGGAAGAAAAATTGAATATGGTGTGATAAAAAAAAGGGTCGAATTCGACCCTTTTTTTATTTATGATTGTTTTAATCCATCAGATGAAAGTACATACCAATTTCCCGATACAAACCTAAACTCAATACATGAAAATGTATCTGCACCTATTTCATCATATTCTTCATCTATTTTTCCAAGGTCTGGTTTTATTACTGTATTAACCATACATTTTATAACAACATGGTCTGTAGTTATTGAGTCTAAAGTTATGGTTGATTGTGTAACACCTCTTACTATTATACAACTTTCTCCATTTGTTTTGTATTCAGTTTCAGAAACTACTGAAACCTCGGACGTGTTAATTACTTCACCATTTATAATTTTTCTTGAGGGTATTGATTTTACTATTGCCATAAAATTATATTACATATATTTGTCGAGGCATCGCTCTAAATTTCATTTGTTTATTTAAGTTTTCAGCCAATAACGCTTCTCTTTCCATTACTTTTTCAGGTCTTAATCTGGTTAACCATCCTTCAGCACCGGTGAGTTCTTCAATTAATTTTGTTTTTTCATCTTTTGCCTCAGTAAGTAATGATTGATAATCCATAACTAATTCACTGTCAGGAGTTTTAAGATTACCACTATATTTTCCTCGTACTCTTGCCAAGGTTTCTTTACAATAAGCGGTAAACCATCTTCTAACCCATTGTTGACCCGGTACGTTTAAGTCTTCCCAACTTAATTCTTCTAATGGAACATCAGTTGGTAATTTAATAACATCAGGGTTGTTTTTTAAACAATCTGCTCTGTTATCAGGTGTCACATCATAATACCAATACCAAACCGCTTTACCAACATATGCATTATAATTAGACCAATTAAATTTACCTCCCGGTGTATTATATAAATGAATCATTTTTTTACCATCAGGTAATCCGGTAATTCTATAAGTTAATGACCCTCCTAAAATTCTATTAAGAATATTTGCCTCTTGCATTCTAATAAGGTAGTCAAAACCTGACATCATGAAGTATGACCCTTGGTATCCCATTTGGGCGAATCCGGCTTCGTTGGCTCCAAGACCAACACCTCCAAATCCTCCTGCCATACCGCCTAAACCAAATGCAGTCCATGCTTGGTCACTAAACCAAAGTAATTCGTTCACTTCTCGACCTGCAGGTATTTCATAAGTTTGAGTATTCGCACTTAATATAAAATAATCTTTCTTTAGTACCCATGGACCTTCGGTTTGAAGACCAACAATTTTAGAGTATGAATAACTAAATTGTTGTTCAAAGTCCATAGTTCTAGTAATCAGTGCTTTTGCAACTGATTTTTCGTTCATGTTAAGGTTAACTAAATTAACCCACTGACTATCTATCAACCACTGAAGAACATATTCTTCGTAATCTCCGATAGATAATTCCATTAACGAGTCCATCATTTCGTCTTCTAACTCAACACTTCTTAGTGGAGCACCTAACTGATGTTTTACTCTCGTATAAATTTTACTTCTTTCTGGTTCCGGTATAACTGCCATAACTATAAATATATTATTAAATGTTAATTTATGTCATATATTAATGAGTCAAGTGGAAATAAAAAATTACCATTAACTATAATTGGTTTTTCATTGAAAACTAATACACTTTTTCCTTTTTGAAATATCATCAAATCAGTTTTATAATTTTTTACGCTACCCGTACCTTCAAGAGATATTCCATCATCAGTTATTATTTTGTTTCTATAAGGTTTGACTTGTGCTGTTTGTTTTTTTCCGTCCTTAGTTATTTCAATATCCACACCTTCAATACCATCTTTTTTACTACCTAATTCACCGACAATCTCAACTTTAACACCTTTTCCAAAAAATCTTCTTAAAATTGCCGCGGTGATTTCCTCTCTTTTAGAACCAACCGCATCTCTTTCAGTTAAAACTTTCATTAAATTTTGGAAGGTTGAACTATCTTTATCGAAAATTCTAAATTTGAAATAATCTAATGCTGCAACCATTCGGTTAGTTTCTTTAACTTGTTCTTGAGGTGTTTTGTTTTTGAAATTAATTGGTGATTTTTTGGTAAGTTTTGTTATTACAGTATTTAAATCACTCAATAAAAGACAAAATGTGGTATAATTAGTATTTAACTTATTAATAACTGACCTACCTTCTTTTTCTAAATTATATACACCGGGCATTTGGTCTCTTTGAGGATTACTGATATAATTTTCAGCAAAAACCTCTTTCATAATCTTATTTATCCCATGCATATAAGTCCATTTAACATCTTGGTTTGTATTGAATAAATTTCTATAAAATTCATTCTCAGTTGATGAACACATATTGGATTTACTTTCACTAATAATTTGTTTCATTTTTGTTGTTTCAAGAAGTTTTGTTTCCATTTTCATATCATATAATTTTGAAACAAAATCCCAATTAACAACTTTCCAAAAATTTGAAATGTATTCATCTCTTTTGTTTCTATATTTTAGATAATAAGCATGTTCCCATAAATCTAAACCTAATAATGGAAATCCACCACCTTCAATAACATTCATTAGTGGATTGTCTTGATTTGGTGTTGACATAATCTTCAAAGTATTCTTTGATGTTAAAATCAACCAAACCCATCCGGAACCAAATCTTTCTTTTGCAATTTTTTCAAATTCTTTTTTGAATTGGGGGAACCCTCCATATTGTTTGATAATTTTTTTATGAAGTTCTCCTTTAAGTTTTGTTGGTGTTGGTGACAACATATTCCAAAATAATGCGTGATTGAAGGCACCACCTGCGTTATTTCTTATAGTCTTATCGAATCGACTTATTGTTTTGATAATTTGTAATAACTCTAAATCCCCGTATTTTTTCTTTGACAGAGCGTCGTTAAGTTTATCCACGTAACCTTTATAATGTTTGTTGTAGTGAAACTCCATCGTTTCGGGGTCGATGAATTGTTTCAAGGCTGAGTAAGAATAAGGTAATTTTTCAATTCCTATTTTCTTCATTTCTGTAATCAACATATATTTTTCCTTAAGTACGTGACCCTCAAGGATTGTTTTTTGAATCTGTTGAATTTGTTCTTCTGTTTTTTTCATATAATTGGATTATCCATTACATATAAATAATCCAAAGTTGGTTTAATGACGCATTTCATTAATTCTCTTAAGAATTTCTTCTGCGGTATCCGTAGTACTTTGGTTATCACCCATAACAGTTGCGATTACTTGTTTTTTATTATTGAGGATGTCGTAGATAATACCTTCAATTGTATTTTCAAATATCGGGTAATAAACTAATACATTATTTTTTTGACCATATCTATACGCCCTATCTTCGGCTTGTGCATGGTCTGAAGGTAAAAATGATAAGTCGTTAAAGATTGCCGCTTCACCGGAAGTTAAAGTAATACCCACACCTGCTGCTTTAATATTTCCAACAAATACTTTTATCTTTTCATTTTCTTGGAATTGGTCAACACTAAATTGTCTTTCAACTTTGGACATTGAACCATCAAGTTTAACCGCCACTTTACCAAAGTGTTCTGTTATTTTATTTAATGAATCTGTAAAATTACAAAAAATAATTACTTTCTTTCCTTGTTCTATAATATTCTCAGCGATTTCAATTGTTTGAGATATTTTTTCATCTGCAATAATTTGACGAACTTTAGTTAATTTTGTGAATTGAACGGTAAGTGATTTTGACTCCTCAGGGTTTTTTTCGTACCAATTGTAGTATTCTCCCATGACTTCTTCATACATTTTTGATTTCAATCTCAAATACACTGGAGTAATAATCTTATCGGGTAAATCCAAAACATTTTCTTTTAATCTACGAAGGGTTAAACCCGCAGTTCTATCTCTCAATTCTTCAAGGTTTGATGCTCCTTGAACATTCCATATTTTTCTTGGACCAACTTTGAATTGAAAACCCGCACAATATCTAATGGCATACGCCATCCAGTTTTTGGAAACAGGAGAATCAATTAAACTAAGTAGATTAAAATAATCAATTGGACGAGATGTCATAGGTGTACCGGTTAACAACCATAATCTATCAACACTTTTGGTTATATCATTGATAAGTTTAGTTCTTTGGGCTTGAGCATTTTTAATATAATGTGCTTCATCAATAATAATCAAATCAAATTTTGACATTAAAATTAACGACTCATCTTTTTTCTTTGGGTCGTGGAAATTTTTTATAATATCATAATTAATGATAACAAAATCATCTTCGGTACTAAATTGTTTTCCTTCGGATATGAATATACTTCGGTCTGAATAATTTTCAATTTCTCGTTTCCAGTTAATTTTAAGAGTTGCCGGACAAATAATTAAAATCTTTTTTGCTCCGGTTTCTAATGCCGCAATAATTGTTGAGGTGGTTTTACCCAATCCCATATCATCGGCTAATATAAACTTTTTGTTTTCAACTAATTTTTGGATTGCTTCTTTTTGGTGGTCAAGAGGAGGACGGTTAGAATATTTGGAATAATCAATTACAACATCTTTAACACTATTGTCTTTGATGATTGCCGCTTTTGGTAACCAAAAGTGATGTAATTCTTCTTTTTCAAATACTTTACCCCAAATATGATATGCTTTATCTTTATCACACAATAGTTTTTCGACCCATATTTTTTGTGGAATTTCGGTATATAATTTATCGTCGGCTAGTTTTTGGGCGAAGTATGCGTCAAGTATTACCCATTTCTTTGCGACTTTGGGTTGTTTATCGTGGTTATTTATAATGTATTCTGATTGACTTCTTGTTGGGTAAAACTTTCGGTTTAATTGTGACTTACGTTTTAATTCGATTAGGTAATTATTACCACCATCATAGGTCTCCAATAGTGTCAATGCTTTCGATTCTAAGCTTACATCCATTAATTCAAAAATATTTATGTTAAATATAGTTGATAACGGAGTATTTATCAATATATGAAAATGAATCAACGACAATTAGAAAAAATGATTGGTAAAATGATAAATGTCATTAAACCAAATGGTGTTTCTTTTATAGAGTTTAAGTTAGACCCATTAGATATTCATGGAAATGAATATTATATGTATGTAGAATATGTTGTTCCTGATGATAGTGAATTTTTAAAAATTAATCCATTTGAAGTTAGTAAACCGTCTAGATATTATTGGAATAACCAAATAATTAAAACAATAAAAACCTATTTTGATGTTAATGTAATTATAAATAATTCAAGCATTATATCAGAATCATATTATAATAGATTAAAAGATAATTGAGATGCAAAAATTAGTTCCAATAACAAGGTTAGGTAAATTTTTCGGTGCGGAGGATTACGCTTTAGATATCGGTATGGGTGAGGAATGGTTAATCGGAGATATGAACTTTACAGTCATTCTTTATCGAATAGATAGAACAAAGACCAAAACGGATGATGTGTATGGAGAAGTTGTTAAAGATGGAATCCAATTTTTGGCACCTGTTGAATTACAAGGATTAGTTCAAGTAATGGCTCCAACCTCTAAAAATTACGGAAATTCTCGAGTTGAATTACAAGAACCTGGTAATATGAAATTCTCATTATACCAAAAAACCCTTGATGAATTGGGTGTTGAAATATTCCAAGGTGATTATTTGGGTTACTACGAAACTGAAGATAGAGTTAGGTATTATGTGGTAAGTGATGACGGATATGTTAGGTCAGATAACCGCCATTCGTACGCGGGTTACAAACCTTTTTATAGAAGTATTGTTGCGACTTATGTGAGTGAAAACGAATTTAGAGGAATATAATGGAATACGTAATAACAGAAAGTAAATTATTTAAAGCCATCTATCAGTATATTGATGAGTATTACGATATGGATAAAATTGATTTTTTCAATCCGGAAACATATGATGAAGATGAAGAGATAGATAAGGAAAATCCGCATATTATTGAGTTTTATAATAAAGAATATGATGGTGATTATGATGAAAATGGGATGGTATTTATTTATATAGTAAAAGAATATTATGAAGATAGACCTGATAGTCGGTCTTTTAGAAAAAAAACACCAATTTTAATTGTTAATAATTATGAAAAATTAGAAACAATGTTTGGTGAATATTGGAAAGAACCGTTTAAAAAATGGTTTAGAGATAAATTCAAATTAACAGTTAAAACAATTGTAGAGGATTAATGAAGTACATAATACCTGAAACAAAATTATATAAAGCAATTTACAAGTTCATAGATGATAAGTATTCATCTAAAGAAATAAATTGGACTTACGGTGTTGATTATGACCCTTTTGGTGATGAAGATATGGAAGATGAGAATCTTAGAACATTTTACGAAGGTGATTGGGAGGGAGAAGTTTATACTGATATTCTTTTTTGGTATTATTCAAAGGAGTATTATGAAGGAGAACCAAATTCTGAAGTTTGGATGGAAGACGCACCAATATTGTCAGTAGAGTATAGAGATTATTGGAATATGGATAGTTTATTCGGTGAATATTGGAAAGAACCTATGAAAGAATGGTTTGAAAATAAATTTAATTTACCCGTAACAACGGTAACAGATGACCAATAACCAATGAAAGTATTAGTATTAGAATCACAAATAAGACGAATTTTTGAAACTATCACAGATGGTAAAGTAATCTGTGATGAGTGTGGTTGGTCATGGGATTTATCTGATGGAGGAAACGACCCATATATATGTCACAAGTGTGGTCACGACAATGAAGAAAAGGAATATGTGGGTAAAAGGGTTATGTTATATTATAATTTACATAAACATACCTTTTCAATTATCTATAAAGGTCGTGTCGTAATTCATGCAGATTATGTTAAACTTAAAGATGTTGAGTTCCGAGTGAGACCGGGTGGTAGAGAAAAAGTAATTAAAGAAAAACGAAAAAATGTTCATTCATTTGTAATTGGTACTTTATCCGATTATTGTAAATATCCTTGTGATAATTTACCTGATGAACCAAATAGTAATATCGTTACTTATAACCCATACAAATACTCAACTTATGTTATGAAAGATACTGAAGAACCAGTATTCAAAGCCAATGAAGTTGATATGATTAACTTAAAAAATAAGATATTTATAATAAATTAAAAAACAATGAGATTATTAAAATTCCTTAATGAAAATATATTGAATGAGGTTTCAGAAAAAGTAAAAAACCAATTATATTCAAAATTTAAAGATGATACTTCTGATGACCAAGAGGTTATAATGTCATATATCGATTCATTTGATAGATATAAAGACGGATTACCATCAGATAAAAGAGATATTACAAAATATTCATATAATGAATTAAAATCATTAATTGATTCAAAACAAAGTGCTAAAACAATTTCAGATATTTTCAAACAATTTAAGAAAAAAGAAAAAGGAATTGAAAATGTTCAGTTGAGTAAATACATTAAAAAGTTTTTGGAAATTCAATCTGAACTACCAAAGGAATATCAGGATATTAATAAATTTAAATTTCTTGAAGTGGTTAAGTTAATTGATAAGGCGTATCATCAATTATTAAATAAAAAAATGATTGATAAATTTTTAGCAGAAAACCCAAACTTAACAAAAGACCAAGTTATTTTCTACATCAATAATTATGTTGAAAATTTTGATTTAATACCATTTGAAACTAAAGGTATTGATAAAATGTCTTTCTCTGAATTGGAACATTTGTTGGATGGTTTAGATGGTAAAAAAGATGCAACAAATAAAGATAAAAGTAGTGTTGATGATATTGATTTGAAATATGACCAAAATAACTTAAAAATATTTGCACCAAAAACAAAAGACCAATGTATTAGATTAAAAAATGGTAGAGGTTGGTGTACGAGCCGTGAAGGTAGTGGTAATATGTATTACAATTATAGATTAGGTAGTGAAAGAACCCTTTATTATGTGATTGATGAAGATAAGGATTTTGGTGATTTAGATTTTGCGTCCGTAATCCTTGTTGACCCAGATGGAAGAATGGCGTTAGCTGACAAATCAAATTCGGGAAGATATGGTGGTAGTACAAATTTACCATGGGATGAAATTGTATCTAAAATACCAAAACTTGAAGGGTTGAAAGATATTTTCAAACCGGAACCTTTAACCCAAGAAGAAAGAGAGTTGATTAATGTGGTGAAGAATGCTAGAGTGGGTGATAATCCAATGGAACATTTTAATAATCCACAACAAGTTGAAATGTGGTTAGAATATAATAGTCCAACATTGAAAGATATTCAATATTCCAACTTAACACCGGACTTAAAGAAAAAATATATTGCTTTAGGGATGAATTTAACTTCAGGGATGATAAACTCATCAGAACCTGAAGTGTTAAAATATTATATTGGAAAGAGAATTGATATAATTAAGGATAATAGTATTAATAATTTATCAAAAGAAGATATGGCGTTATTAAATACTCCGATGTTAAAACAATTAAAACAAGAATTAAAACCTAAATTTGTGTCATCAATAACTCAAAGTGGGGATAACTTAACAATTGATAATTTTGATTCAGGTGCTGTCGGTAAATTTGTTTCTTTATACGGATTAAACGATTTATTCAAATCATTACCTGACACGTTAAAACAATTCCAAATAATAAATAGAAATACGCCGGGATTAATTGTACAAGTTCCTGAAGACATTGGTAGATTTAAACAATTAAACATGATTTTATTAGATAATTGTATCAATTCAATTCCTGATAGTGTTTGTTCATTACCAAACTTAAAATTTTTGGCGTTAGTCAATAATCCTCAATTAACCGAAATACCTAAATGTATTGCAAATATGTCAAAATTATCATTCCTTAATTTGAAAGGTAGTGAAAATGTTGAAGTTCCACAAGAAATTAGAAATAAAGCGACCGATTTCGGTGGTGGTATGTTTGAAATGGATTAAAAATTATAAAATATGCCCTTACCAAAGAAAGTTATACCAACATTACCGTTAGTTCCTCAGAAAACTCTTTCGGCTCGAAGAGAAGAATTGTTGGAATACATTAATAAAGATGGAACTTATTTACCCAAATCGGTATTACATGCTGATTTGGATAGAGGTATGCTCGATTTTGTTAAAAATGAATTACAAGTGATTAGTGGAGGTGAGATAATTCCAATGGTTGATATTATAATCACAACACAAAACTGGTCACAATATGTGGAAACTGCGTTATTTGTTGATTTGGACTATAACCCATCCCCGCCATTTATAACAGTTGTTAGACAACCCGAAGTTAAATTTGGAACTAATCCATCATTACAATACACTATTCCAAATAGGAAACAATTTTATTATGCGTCAGTTCCAACTTGGAATGGAAACGAACAGGGTATGGATATCTACACAATCCCTCAACCGGTACCGGTAGATATTAATTATAGTGTTAAGATTATTTGTAATAGGATGAGAGAACTTAATCAGTTAAATAAAGTGATTATGCAAACTTTTGCCTCAAGACAAGCGTACACTTTTATTAAAGGTCAATATGTTCCAATCATCTTAAATAATATTTCTGACGAATCTCAAATGAGTTTAGACTCAAGAAAATATTACATTCAAAATTATGACTTTACGATGTTGGGTTATTTAATTGATGAAGAAGAATTTGAGGTTAAACCTGCAATTGCAAGAGTTGCCCAACTTATGGAACTAACAGGTACCGGAAATACTAAAAGACAAAAATACCCAAAAAATCCAAATGAATTTTTGGAAAATTATTTATTTGTTGTTGGTAATGATACTTTGAGTGATATGGTAGCATATACTGCGGACTTATCATTTGCAACTTCCACTAATGTTGAATCATTCGATGTTTATATCAATGGTGATTTTTTTGGTACGGATGTTCAAAATATTCAAATAACAACAAATGATGTTTTAAGAATTGATGTTGTGAAAATTGATGATAATTTAGAGTCAACAATTCAGTTCGAAAACCTACTTGTTTAGTTTTCCCCGTATATATCTTTCTTTTCTTTACAGGTATCTACAATTAATTTTTCTAAAAATTTATACATCTTTAAACCTCGTTTTTCACAGTACTTTTTTAGTATGTCGTGGATGGCGGGGTCAATTTTAATATTCTTAATTTCTTTTGGTTGTTTCATAAGGTAGAAAAAAGGTAGAATTTATTCATACTCTTTATAAATAGATATTCAAAAGTAAAGTTTTTTCATCATTTATTGAATATTTATCTATAAAATAAATCTGCAATAGAATAATTAGATAATGGCAACAGCACAAGCAAATCAAAAAGTTTTCGTTTCACCTGGAGTTTACACTTCAGAAACTGACTTATCTTTCGTGGCACAGAGTGTGGGTGTTACAACCCTAGGTTTAGTTGGTGAGACCTTAAGAGGACCAGCGTTCGAACCGGTGTTCATTACAAACTATGATGAATTTCAGGCGTTCTTCGGAGGAACTGAACCAACAAAATTTGTAAACACACAAATACCTAAATATGAAGCAGCATATATCGCTAAATCTTACTTACAACAATCAAATCAATTGTTCGTTACGAGAATATTAGGTTTATCGGGATATGATGCGGGACCGTCTTGGAGTATCCGAGTTACGGCAAATGTTGACCCAACAACAATAGTTCAAAGTCCTACTTCGGTTACGACATTTAATGTTAATTTTACCGGAGTAACAAGTAATGGTACAATTAATTTTGTGTCAGGTTCTTTTCCAACGGCAATCGAAGAAAACTTATTAACACAATATAGATTATCTGATGGTAGTACATCAACATATAATGCTGACTTCACATCAAATGTTGTTAATGCGGTAACAACAAATTCATTAACCGCAACTACTGCATTTATTTATGGAGCAATTCCTGATACAAATTATTATGATATTGTTGATAATTATACAACAGTTATAAATGAGTTTGGTTCGGACACTAATAACTTATTAACTAATGATTTATCGGCATCTGAAAATGACCCATGGTTTTATGCAACATTTAATAACTACATCGGTAATGCGTATTCAGGATATTCATTTGATTATAATATTAGTGCATTAGAGTTAACAGGAACAGGTTCCTCTCAAACATTTAGTGGTACAATATCAGGAGAATATTTCTCATTTATTGGGACAGCATATACTGAATATAATAATATGGTGGTAGCGACTCTTCGTTCAAGAGGTATATCATTATATTCTAACTCATCATCAAGTGATAATCATGGACCAATATATGAGGTAAGTGGTTTAACTGATGTTACATTATTATCAACAGACCAATACTCAGATATTGATAAAAACCCATTTGCATCATTTGGATTATCGGGAATAACTAAAGATGGTGATACATTTACATTTGAAACAAATTTATCTGCAACATCATCTAAATTTATAACAAAAGTTTTAGGTGTTGATAATTTTGGTAAATCAAGAAATGAAGTTCCTTTATTTGTTGAAGAGATTTATCCAAGTTCATTAGCTTATGCTTATAATCAAGGATATATTAGAGGGGTTAATACTGAATTAGTTGCATTACCAGATGCAAGAAGTGAACAATCAAATTCAATTGCTTATAATGTTGAAAGATATCAATCACCAAGTACACCTTATTTAGTATCTGAATTAAGAGGTAATAAAGTTTATAAATTATTTAAATTTGTTTCAATATCTGATGGGGATACTGCGAATACTGAAGTAAAAGTTTCAATCGCTAACTTATCATTTAATAATATGACTTTTGATGTATTGGTTAGAAGTTTTTTTGATACAGATTCAAACCCTGTTGTTATTGAAAAATTTACAAATTGTAATATGGACCCATTTTCAAACAACTTTGTTGCTAAAAAAATAGGTTCTACAAATGGAGAATATGCATTATTATCCAAGTATGTAATGATTGAAATGGCGGATGAAGCACCAATTGATGCAATTCCTTGTGGATTTGAAGGGTATATTCAAAGAGAGTATGATTCTGTTACTAATCCATCACCGGTTCCAAAGTTCAAAACTAAATATTTTTTCCCGGGAGAAACTATTGCAAATCCACCATTCGGAAATGCGACGGGAAGTTCAAACTTAGTTGAATCACCTGGAGATATTGTTAGAAGAACTTATTTAGGATTTTCATCACAATATGGTATTGATGAGTCTTTCTTATCATATAAAGGAAAACAAAATCCTTCTTCTTGGGTTGTTTCTCCAACACCTGTTGACGGGGCTGCTTGGAATTATGTAAGTAAAGGTTTCCATATGGATTCAGGTGCAACTGTTGTAACTATTTCAAATTCGTATGACACTGGTGGTCAAACGGCTTTTGAGTGTGGTGTGGCGGAATTTAGAAACGACCCTGAAACACAAGAAAATCCTTATTATTTCATCTATTCGAGAAAATATACATTATGTTTTGCTGGTGGATTTGATGGTTGGGATATTTACAGAGAATATCGTACAAATGAAGATAGATTCCAATTAGGTCAATCAGGATTTTTAGCGGGAGCTTCGGCATCTACAAGATATCCAAATGCGACAGGTGAAGGTTTATTCAAACGAATCGTTGTTGAAAACAATACACAAGATTTCGCGAATACTGATTACTACGCATATTTACTTGGTATTTTAACATTTGCAAATCCGGAGGCTACAAACATTAATGTATTAGCGACAGCAAGTATTGATTATGTTAATAACTCAAATTTAGTTGAAGAAACTATTGATATGGTTCAATTCCAAAGAGCAGATTCTGTTTATATTACAACAACACCTGATTATAGAATGTACACACCGGATTCAACAAATCCTCAAGACATTATCTATTCTCAAGAAGCGGTTGATAATTTAGACAACACAGGAATTGACTCTAACTATACTGCAACTTATTACCCTTGGATACTAGTGAGAGATACTGTTAATAACACTCAAATCTATTTACCACCAACAGGTGAAGTTTGTAGAAACTTGGCCTTAACAGATAACATTGCATTCCCTTGGTTCGCATCTGCGGGTTATACGAGAGGTCTTGTAAACTCAGTTAAAGCAAGAGTTAAACTTACTCAAGAGGATAGAGACACGTTATATCAAGGTAGAATCAACCCTATCGCAACTTTCTCGGATGTTGGTACTGTAATTTGGGGTAATAAAACATTACAAGTTGCTGACACGGCACTTAACAGATTGAATGTAAGACGTTTATTACTTCAAGCTCGTAAGTTGATTTCAGCAGTGGCGGTAAGATTATTGTTCGAACAAAACGACCAAATCGTTAGACAACAATTCTTAGATAGTGTTAACCCAATCTTAGATTCAATCAGAAGAGACCGAGGTTTATACGATTTCCGTGTAACCGTTTCATCTTCTCCTGAGGATTTAGATAGAAATACATTAACAGGTAAAATCTACTTAAAACCAACGAAAGCGTTAGAATTCATTGATATTGAGTTCTTCATCACTCCAACAGGAGCATCTTTCGAAAATATTTAATAAAAACCATAAGTGGGGATTATTCCCCACTTTTTAGCCAATTATGAGAAAAATAAGAATACACGAAGGAATTGACGAGAAGGGTACTCCGGACATGAAATATTACGCATTCGATTGGGATGATAATGTTGTTCACATGCCGACCAAAATCATTTTAAAAAATGATGAAGGTGATGAAGTCACAATGAGTACAGATGATTTTGCGGAATATCGACATGATATTGGAGTTAAACCATTTAATTATAAAGGTGACACTATTGTGGGGTATTCTGACAATCCATTTAGAAATTTTAGAACCGAAGGTGATAAAGATTTTTTGGTTGATGCTATGAGAGCCAAGTTAGGACCTGCTTTCGATGATTTTAGAGAAGCAATAAATGGAGGTTCAATATTTTCAATTATCACGGCTCGAGGACATAATCCAAATACATTAAAACAAGCGGTCTACAATTATATTATAGAAGGTTTTAATGGTATTGATAAAGATGAATTAGTTAAAAATTTAAGAAAATATAGGGATATTTCAGATGAAGAAGATATGACTGACGATGAGTTAATTAAAACTTATTTAGATATGTGTAGATTTCATCCTGTTTCATATAATGACCCTGAAGGTGCTGCAAATCCGGAAGAAGCTAAAGTTCGTGCTATGGAAAAATTTGTGGATTATATTAAAGGAATATCTAAAAATTTAAACAAAAAAAGTTTGTTTCTTAAAAAAGATGTGAGTAACAATTTTATTCCAAAAGAACCAACAATTGGTTTTTCTGATGACGATGTTAGAAACGTGGAAGTGATGAAAAAACATTTCAAAGACAAACCGGACAATATTGTAAAAACTTATTCAACAGCAGGAGGAATAAAAAAAGAATATTAAAATATTTATAAAAATAATTAAACTAGTTATAAAAAACTAGAAATAAATAAAAAATATAAACTAGTTAATTAAACTAGTCTGGAATTAAAATATAATAAAATAATTTCAAAAAGTCAACATAAATATTTTCCGTTTGGATATATTTATGATAATAAACAAAGAAAAACTAATTTAATACAATATGGCTGATTTATTGATGAAAATGCCGATTCCTTATGAACCGAAAAGACAGAATCGATTTATATTAAGGTTTCCATCAAGTTTAGGGATTAACGAGTGGTTTGTGGAAAGTGCATCAAGACCAACGATAAAAATTAATTCAACTGAAATACAATTTTTAAATACCTCAACTTTCGTTGCGGGAAGATTTAACTGGGACCCAATTTCAGTTAAATTTAGAGACCCAATCGGTCCATCTGCGGCTCAAGCTCTTATGGAGTGGGTTCGTTTACATGCAGAGTCTGTAACAGGTCGTATGGGTTATGCTGCGGGATATAAAAAAGATATTGATTTGGAAATGTTAGACCCAACGGGAGTAGTCGTTGAAAAATGGATATTATATGGTACTTTTTTAACAGATGTTAATTTTGGTGCGTTGTCTTATAGTCAAGATGCGTTGGCAGACATTACTTGTTCACTTCGTATGGATAGATGTGTATTAGTTTACTAATATAGTATTTATAAAAAACAAAATTCAATTATATTTAACCGTAAAGACAATAAACTTTACGGTTATTTTATTATATGGAAAATCAATCAACAGAATACGGACAACAAAATTTTACATTACCTCATGATGTGGTACCATTACCATCAAGTGGTGTTTTTTATAAAAATAAAAAAAAATCAATCAAAGTTGGTTATTTGACTGCTTCGGATGAAAATATATTAATGGCAGGTGGTTTGGATGTAACCACTAATTTATTAAGAAATAAAATCTACGAACCTGACCTTAGGATTGAAGATATGTTAGAGGGTGATGTGGAGGCTGTTTTAGTATTTTTAAGAAATACTGCATTTGGTCCTGAAATGAATTTGAATTTAATTGACCCTATAACTAAAAAACCATTTAAGGTTACGGTTTTATTAGACACTTTATCAGTTATTAAAGGTCAAGAACCATTAGAGGATGGTACATTTGTTACTACTTTACCAAAATCAAACACAACGGTTAAACTAAAACCATTAAATTATGGTGAAATTACGGAGATATCAAAATTAGAATCTTCATATCCTCAAGGTCGAATTGTTCCCAAAATAACTTGGAGGTTACAAAAAGAAATTATTGAGGTTAATGGTGTATCAGATAAGTCTGAAATCGCGAAATTTGTTGAAACTATGCCAATTGCTGATTCAAAGTATATCAGACAATTTATGAATGAAAATGAACCAAGATTAGACATGAGTCGAGTTGTTAGCACCCCATCAGGAGAAAGAATGACAGTTAATGTCGGATTTGGGGTGGACTTTTTTCGCCCTTTCTTCTAATTATCGAAAAGGACAACTAGATGAATTTTTCTATTTGAACACTTTAATGAAGATTACCTATCAAGATTTTATGACTATGCCATTGTTTATTAGAAAATATTTGTTAGATAAATGGATTGAAGAAAATAAAAAGGACTGAAAACTCAGTCCTTTTGTATTTATATAATAATACAATATCGAAATTATGCAGGCAGCTGAACAATCACCGGAAGAATATAAAAACTCCTTATTGAGGTCACTTGACCTAGCCCATGAATTAGGAAAGTACTTAGGTGAAATACAAGAATCTTCAATTGAAGTGAATAAAGTTTTCACTCAAGGAAGACTACGAGTATCTGAACTTATTACAGGTATTGCTGATGCGACTCCTCAAATTAATAGATTGGGTGGGTCCATGAAAGATGTTGCTCAAGTTATGGGTGATATTGCAGAAGCATCTAATCGTAATTTAATTGCTAGTACCAAAGAAGTTGAAAAATTATATGCTGCTCAGCAAATATTAGAAATTGGTGCGAGTACATTAACAAATTCGTTTTTAGATGTTGGTATTGGGTTACAAAAAATTCCTGAAGAACTTGAAAAATCGATAAATTACGTTCAAAGTATTGGTGGTAATGCGAAACAAGTGATGAAGGATGTTCAATCCAACATGTCTCAAATGAATCGTTATCAGTTTGAAGGTGGTGTTGCAGGGTTAACTAAGATGGCGGCTCAAGCATCTATGTTAAGATTTGACATGGGTGAAACATTTAGATTAGCTGATAAAGTTTTAGACCCTGAGGGTGCAATTGAAGTTGCTTCAGCATTCCAAAGGTTAGGTGTATCGGCAGGTAATCTTGTTGACCCATTTCAATTAATGAATATGTCAATTAATGACCCATCAGGATTACAAAATAGTTTGGCTGATGTTGCAAAACAATTTAGTTATTTTGACGAAGAGACTAAAACCTTTAAAATAAATCCTCAAGGTGTGTTAACCCTTAGGGAAATGGAAAAACAAACAGGTGTTAGTGCTCAAGAAATGAGTAAGATGGCTTTGGCGGCTGCAGAATTAGACCAAAGATTATCTGTGATTGACATGTCTGGTTTGTCGATTGGAAGTGAAGAAGACAAACAATTTTTAGCGAATATTGCAAAAATGGGTGAAGGTGGTGAATATGAAGTTCAGATTAAAGACGATAAAGGTAAAGTTGAAACTAAAAAATTGTCTGAAATCACTCAAACTCAATTTGATAAGTTAATACAGGAACAAAAAGAGACTCCAAAAACAATGGAAGATATTGCGAGGGCTCAAATGGGGATTTCAAAAACAATTGAAAGTGATGTGAGTGCGATTAGAAATGCTTTAGTTGGTGGAGGGGTTTCTGCGAAACAAGTTACTCAAACTATTGTTGGGGCTCAAAGAACTGTTGATGTTTTAGGTGGTGAGGCGTCCAAAAAATTTGGAGACACTAAAACCGTTAGAGGAGAAACGGAAAAGGTGTTATCCGATTTAGGAGACTTAATTAAAGACTTTAAAGATAGTGCTAAACCTGCAACTGAATCCTTATCACAATATTTGGAAAAAGTTGGAAACCAAATGAATTCTATGGAAAAAAGATTTGGTCAGTCTATGAAAGAATACACTGAAAATGTCTATAATAAAATAGGTGATGAAACATATGTTCAAAAATTTGTTAAAGAAAGTGCGGGTAAAGTTGGTGGTATAAATGAAGTTAACAGAAGTGTTGAACCATTAACGGTATCTAATAATAAAACTATTACTGAAAACATTATCCAAAATAATCAAACATTTAATACTAAAGGTACTGTCGATGTTGGAGGTAAAATTCAAATAGAAGTTTCTACCCCATCAGGAGTTACAACCGAACAAATGAAACAATTCATGGATGAAACTTTCAATGGACCTAAATTCAAAGATTATATAATGAGAGTGGTGACACCTAAAGATTTGAAAGAGCCTACCCCAAAAACATATTAATAATCTATTTATAATAAAAAAATATTGATGACAAATAGTCCTTTAGATTTAGTAAATTCGGATGCTTTTAGAAAGAAACTTATAACGAGAAATTTAACACCATATGCTAAATCTCCGAATAGACCTTCGGTTCAAGTACCTTACGAACATATTCAGTCAGATTTATCAGTAATTGATAGTCCTGACCAATTAATTGACGTGCCTTCATTTGCGAATCAGTTATATCCGTTAAATAGATATGGTAATGAGGGTGGATATGAACAAGTACCTGACCCAAACGGACTTACAAATACAATTTCAAATCAAGGTGAATATGGACCTGGTCAACAAGACGCTCATATTGTTGATGAGGGTTATGATGCGGTTAGATTATGGAGACCTTTGAATGCTTATGCTGATGGATTAAACGTTTTTGACTCTGCAGAATCATTTTCAAGTTTAGAAACGGTTAGACCTGACCAAGATAGACAAGGTAATGGACAACCATATCCGGGGTCTATTGTTAACTCATCTTATTCACCATTATCGATTTTATTATCACCTGACCCATCAGGTAGTAATGGATTATTAAGTCAAGATTCGTTTATTGCTCGTTTGGGGGCTCAAACACTTAGAAATGAGTTTCAGGAGAGAATTGCTGCTAAAATAAGACTTGAAACGATAGGACAAGCCAACATTTTAAATGTAACAAGTGGTACTGATTTAGTTAATATTTTATCAGGACAAGTTCCGATATTAGAACCAAATTGGCAAATAACAGTACCCGCAAATCCAATAACCGCTGCGGCAGATTTTGCGTTAAGATTAGGTGGAAGTATTTTACCTGTTTCTTTAATACCGGGTTCTTATTTTGACCCGACAATTAATCCGGGGCTGCCAACAACTATTCAACAGGTTACTAATGCAATTGCCGGTACAGGTATTGGTAATTTCTTTAATCAACTATTAGGGGGAACACAAACAGGTTCACAAATTTTTTATAATAATACTGGTGCCGGTCAAAAATCTCGTTTATTTAAAAACATTGATTATAACAAATATAAACCAAATTTTGTTAGAGGTGTATTTGATAGATTAGAAGGTGCTATAACAGGAACTCTTTCAGATAATAGTAATTATTATGTTGGTTCTATTACATCAGAACCATCAAGAGTATTTTCTCCTGGAGGGGATTTACCTGTTGACCAATTTGGTAAAGAACAACAATCACCTGTTTATGGTCCTCAAGAATTGGCTCAATTATATGAAGGACCTAGTAAAGATATTAGATTAGGTGCTAATGGTCCGACTTATGGTAATGGTGGAGGTGTTGAAGGTGGATTTACTTGGGTTTCACCTAAGTATAAAGAAAATGCCGGAAAAAAAGTAGGTCTTGGTGGTGTTGTAACTAATGAAGATGAGGATTTCAAACCGTCGTCTTATAACACAACTGAATCTACAAACAGAACATTTAAGGGTGGTTCTATTCTTGACGATACTCAAAGAATTATAAATAGTCAACCTCAAGGGGGTCGAAGACTACAACACGTTGGAAACGCTATTGACCAAGTTAGTAAAGTGTTCCACGATGGGTATAAAGAAATAACTAAAGGTTCTAAAGTGTATAGATATGTTGGTGCCATTGGACAAGAAGTTGGGACAGAATATTGTCGTATATTTGCAAAAGATATACCATATCTTCAATATAATGACCTTCAAAAAACTGACGGGATAACAACATCAGGTCGAAGATTTTCAGATTCTGTGTTAGATAATACATATAACCTTAATATTGTACCAAACAAACAGGAAGGTGGTCAAGATTCTACAAATATTATTGGAACTACCAATAATGCTTATGCTAAAAAATATATGTTTTCATTGGAGAATTTGGCGTGGAGGACATCAAGTACTCCGGGTTATTCAGTATCCGATTTGGCAGTTTGTGAAAGAGGACCAAATGGTGGTAGAGTTATGTGGTTTCCTCCGTATGATTTAACCTTTAGTGAAACAGTTAATGCAAGTTGGAATTCATCTGAATTTCTTGGTAGACCCGAACCAATATATACCTATAAAAGTACAACAAGAGGTGGGTCTTTAAGTTGGAAGATAGTTGTTGACCATCCGTCTTCATTGAATGTAATTGTAAATAAAATACTTAATAATGAGACAAATCGGACTAGAGTTGATAGTATTTTAGAATCATTTTTTGCTGGATGTAGAAAATATGATTTATATGAGTTGGCTAAAAAGTATTATACTGTTAACCCAAATGATTTGTATTTATTACAGCAAGCAATTTCTTCAAAAGAAACCACTAAAGAACAAACTGAGTATATTAAAAAAACTATTCAAACAGGTAATAATTCACCAACAGGTGCTAATACAAATGTTGCTCAATCCGGTAGCCAAGATTTATTTGGGAAATACAAAGATTTAGGGTTTTATTTTGAAAACGATTATCCAAAAAAAGGGAACGTAAGTTCGTATCCTTCTCAATACGATTTGTATATTAATAATAAGGGTGTTTATGAAACAAAACCAAACGCTACCCAAACTACTGAAGTTTTTGAAACTGTTGTAACACCTAATTATGAGGTAATGAAACAATTGGCGATTGATATTAATAACCAACTTAAATCTAATAGTGAAGGTAATATCACGATAACTATTGATGCAAGTTGTTCGGCACCTGCAAGTCAAACATACAATATTGAATTGGCTAAAAGAAGAATTGAATCTTCTATAAAATTTTTCCAAGATAATGAAAATACTAAAATTTGGTTTGGTAAAAGGTTATTTGTTAATGAAGGTAAGAGTTTAGGTGAGCAAACGGTTACTTTACCATTGGCTTCAAAAACAAGACAAACACCATATGAATTACCATTTGTTAGTAAAACAAGTGTAAATTGTACTGACCAAGACACTAGTGTTGTTGGAGGTGACGTTCAAGTAGGGGCTAAAGAAGTTTATACTTATGGGGCGATGGCTTGTAGACGTGCTTATATTAAATCAATAACGTCAACCTTAAATAACCCTACTCCATTACCACCACCTCAAACAGTAACAGTTGTTGAGGAAAATAAAGTGTTAAAAACGGTTAATGAAGAAGTGGTTACTCAAGAGTATAAACCAAAGGATAATATAACCAAAAGAGTTTTAAGAGCTTTATTATCGGAGTGTGATTATTTTGAAACAATTAAATCTGAAACACCAATGGTTTATGATAACTTGAAAGATAAGTTAAAATTTTTCCAACCGGCTTTTCATTCGATGACACCGGAAGGGTTAAATTCTCGTCTTACATTCTTACAACAATGTATGAGACCTGGTGATACTATTCCGACTATTAAAGACGTTAATGGTTCTCAACAACTACAATATAATAATGCAACAAATACATCATTTGGTGCACCTCCGGTATTGATTTTAAGGATTGGTGATTTTTATAATACTAAAATAATACCTGAAAGTTTAAACATTAGTTATGAACATTTAGATATTAACCCTGAAGGTATTGGTGTTCAACCAATGATTGCAACAGTTCAAATGGGTTTCAAATTTGTTGGAGGTAGTGGACTTAAAGAATCGGTTGATAAATTACAAAATGCTTTAACTTTTAATTATTATGCGAACACTGAGATATGGGATGATAGGGCTGATGTGACGGCAAATGAAGAATTCTTAAAAGTTTTAGACAAAGAATTTTTATCAATGGCAAGTCCTCCATCGCCACCAACATTGAATCAGGCTGCGGTTGAAAATGGACAAAGTAATAACAGTGCTATTGGGACGATAATAACTAACATTGTATCGTCAACAGGGGAAACCGGAACTCTGAGTTATTCAGATTTTATGGTAAAAGTGGTAAAAGATACTCAAACGTACTTTCAAACAGTTGTTAATAAAACTAAAGAAAGTGTAAATCAATACAATAATGCAGTTCGTCAACAATGGATGTTAGAAAGGTCGTATACTCAAGGGAAAATTGCGACTTCTGAGATATCAACAGTTTTATTTGGAAAACCTAATAATGTGGAAAAAAGATTCGATGATATTTTTGAGACTTTACAAACAAATATTAAAGATGGTGACGAAGGATTAATTCAATGGATGTCCTCACCATCATTTGGGTTTTCAACTAAAGTTATAAGACAATTGAAAGATAACTATATTAACTTAGTTAAAAACAAAAGAGGTTCATTTCAAAATGCGATAACTAAAATAACTCAAGATATTGTTAATGAGGAACAATCATATATTCAAACATTAGGTAGAGTAAATACAATAATATTTCAAGGGATGACTGATATGGGTACTGATGGGTATCAAGCGAAATCAGGTCCTGTTAGAATTTATAATACTAGTGGAACTACGGATGTTAATATAACATCAAATAGTGTTACAAATACTTTTGTTGAATTGATAGATGATGTTTCTAAAATTAAATCGGGTATAACTGAATTTAACAAAGTTATTACGACTCCGTATGAATTTACATATCCAGGTGATAGTCAAAAATATTCAGGTATTTTAGTTTATACAACTGATACTAATGGTAAAACACTACCTGATGATTCGACAACTATTGAAAATGTATTCATACCATTCAGTAAAAACAATGAAATGAATGATAATATATTCAAAAGAGTTTATATGATAATTTCAGATGACATACTTGATAGTAAAAAATATGAAAGTTTTAAAACTTTAATGATTGGAAATATAATTAATAATCCGAGTATTATTGGAACCGGATTTGATGACATTGAGAAAAAATTTGACGAGTATTGGTTAGTTAAATCAAAACCTTTATTTGAAAATGAAAATAATATTACAAAATCATTTGTAGAAAACATTGAAAAAACTCCTTTGAAAAATTTTATAATTTATACTCCTTTTGATAAGAAAAGTAGAGTGTTTACATATACTACAGAAACAAATGCGGATGAGAATAGAGTTAAATCTCAAAAGACAATGATTTCATCATTGGGGGATACTACAAATAGAAATACCGAAATAAACAAATGGAATTCTGAAGATGGAGTGTCTTCGGGAGCTTACATATCAAAAGTAAAACTTAACTAATGGCTTTTCAATATTGGAACAGATATAGTGAATTTTTAATAAACGGTGAACAAACCGTTGTTCCCTATGTGCAATTACCTCAAAAAACGACAGATAAAGCTTATATATATAAAGTTGCTCGAAGTAGACTTGATAAGGTTTCACAAGAATATTATAACTCACCATATTTTAGTTGGTTAATTTTACAGGCAAACCCACAATTTGGTGGTTTAGAAAATAACATTTATGACGGAGCTATATTGATTATCCCATTCCCGTTACTACCTTCTTTACAAGACTATAAGGCATCATTAGAAAATCATTTTTATTATTATGGCAGGTAATTTACGAGCAGACAACAACGGAGATATATTAGTGGAGTTTGACTACAATAATATTATTGTGGTTGACCCAAACAAAACAATTGATTCACAAGGTAGAATCCAAGAAAGATTAGTAGACCACGAAAGTTTGGTTATGTATGCTAATTTAGAGGCGGAGGTGTTACCTAGAACAAAACTTGCAGTTGGTGCAAGTCCTGAAGACAGAATCCGAACGATTTCTGTTGCAAAAATGAATTTTTTAAAACCAACCAAAGATAATTTTTTGGGTGTTGGTTATTATGATGAATTGACGGGGGAAAACACTACCAAGTTTAAAGGTGATAATCAAATGATGGAAAAATCAGTTGTTCCTAAAAATGGTGATACACCATATATTATAAGTTCACCGGCTAACTTGAAAGATGTTTTTGATAATGGGTTATTAGGGATTACTCAAATAAATGTTACAACTAATTCATCTTTTATTCCATCTGTTACTATGGAATTAGAAGATGTTCAAGGTCGTGCTTTATTTCAGTTAGGTAATAATTCACCATATGCTGCTTTTTTTAATTTACCATATCCTCCTTTTTATTTAACCCTTAAAGGGTATTATGGACAAGCGATTAGATATCAATTGAATCTTGAAAAATTTAATGCGAGGTTTAATTCTTTTAGTGGGAATTATCAAGTTAGTTTAGAATTCAAAGGTTATAAATTTAATGTGTTAAATGAGGTTGCAATGGGACATCTTTTGGCTGTTCCTCATATGTATGGTAAACGATTTGATATTTCAACATCACCGACAGGAACACAAGAGTCTAATAAACAAGCCGAATCACAATCTAAAGTTGAAGGACAAGTTTCTCAAAATAATTCTTTAAGCCAAGATGACGTAGTAACTCAAATTGTTTCTGAGAAAGGATATCAAAAAATTGTTGAAATTTATAGTGAATATAAATCAAAAGGTTTAATCCCACCTGACTTTCCTGAATTAACATTATTTCAATTAATAGTAAAACTTGAAACATTTGAAAACCGTATAATGGAATCATTTCCTCCGGTGAAAGTCGCCCCATTGACTAATATTAGGAATTACAAAGAGGCTTTAAAACAATATTTTAATGCTATAAGGGGTTCTAATAGTTCTTGGTTTACAACTTATATTGAGCCCAAGCCTTTTGTGACAACTAATAATGAAAAATACTATATTTTCAAAAAATTAAGTCGTGAAGATGAATTAAAGGCTTTGGATTTACTTAAAGACCGTATAAGTAAGGGGAACAAAGCCCTTGCTGAGAATGCAACGTTAGGTGATAAAGGTGAAAGTCCAATAAAAAATTCTATCAAATATGATATGATAGTTGTTGACCCACCAAGTCCTGGGTCGATAAATTGGGAAGAAACTGTTAGATTACAAACAGGGAAAGTCTTACCTAATATTGAAGACATTCAAAAAGTTAAAGAACTATATTATAATGGTAATACCCCGGCACTTGTTAAGGAAGAGGTTAACGGAAGAACAACAATTGAACCATCTAAAATAAATTTTTTCATTTTTGAGGGTAATAATAGATTTGATAATCAAATTTCTTTAATTGAATCTCAAGCAAATAAAAAATTATCTGAATATGAGAGTATTATTTCTTCAGAATTATTAAGAAAAATTGAGGATACAGATACTGGTATTGGTTTTAAACCAACCGTTCGAAATATGATTGCAGTTGTTATGGCGTCAGCAGAAGCGTTTATTCGTTTGATGGATGATGTTCATACTAATGCTTGGAATGTTAAATATGACCCGGTTAGAAAACGAGCTATTTTAGATAATCCTTCTTCGGCACCAAGTACTGAAACAAGAGGTAATGTGACTATAACAAATAGTGCTCAAGAATCAAATCAAGGATTAAGTAATTCTCAAGAACCTGTTTATCCTTGGCCGTTATTTTTTGTTGAAAGTCCTGAGGATAATAAGGGAAGGTTTCAATTAAAATATATTGCAGACCCATCAGTTGTTGATTTAACACAAGGTTATTTATATGATAAATGGCCTGAGGTTGAATTTGTTGAGGAATATATGATTGGATTAACTCAAAAATTTAGTCAACCATCCGCACCTCCACCATTAGATAATCAAAGAGATACTGATAGAATAAATATTAATGCAATTGAATTTCCATCGGAAGGATTACCATATGTTAATAAAGAAGAGGTTAAATTCTTTTTTGAGATATGGGAAAGACAATTTTTAACTTCTCACTATTCTAATTTAACTCGTGCTAATCAAAATCAAATTGATTCGTTGATTAAATTAAATACTGAGGCTGAGGTTAATAATATTGTTAATGGTATTGGAATTAGTTCTCCATTTTTAAGTGTTAAATTAAAAAATTATGATTTAAACGCGTCTAATTATACTGCATTTTTAAGTAATATCTCAAATTCAGGTACTGGTCGGGCTTATCAAGATTATATTCGAGATTTCTTTGTTACACCATATATTAAAAATTTAACCGAAAATTCTTATAGTATATTAAGTGTTGATGATATTGGTAAACAACCTCAAACAAGTACAACTTCTGATGCGTTATTAACCTTATTATCGAATGCCTCTAATGAACCATTAGTGATAGATACATTACCTTTTACCGATGCTACTTGGAACCTTGGAAACTTAAGTTCAAGTAATAAATCATTGGGTAATCAAGTTTATGATACTAAAAAAACATTGAAAGTTTTTGAACCTAGAAAAATTATAGCAAACTTTACTGATGTGTATAATTATACAACTAATAGACCTGTGACTAATTTTTCGTTTTATCAAAATCAAAATCCTTCGGCATTTGCATTGTTGGGTTTGAATGGGTTTTATGAAAGTCGAGTACCTAAAAATTTTGTCGCAACCGAAGGATTTTGTGATTTTACAACTCCGACTAATGCTTTGCCCTTTAGAACTACAACTTCAATCTTGAATACTCCATATTTTGTCAATTCAATTCAAAATGGTGTTCAAAATGTTAGAACGAGTGACCCATATCCTTTTGTTCAATCGGCTTATTTGTTTTTAAATTCATTACCATTAGCATCATTAAGAGAAAGATATAAAACAAATACAGGTGAATTTGTTGAAGAATTAGATTATATTGCGACCTGCTTTAAAAAATTTGGTGCAATACATAAATTACCGTATGCATGGATTTTGAAATATGGTTCGGTATGGCATCGTTATAAAAAATATAAAGAATCTAATGTTGATATTTTAGAGAGTGCTTGGAAAAATTTTGATTATAAGACAAATTATAGTCCAATTTTGAGTTCAATTACTCAAACATATGAATTCAAAAATAATGGTATTGATACTACGATAACATTACAACAAGAAACCTCATCAAATGTGAACATGCAAATTGGGTTTTACCCTAAAGTCGTTAATGATTTTAACGTTTTTTATAAAGGGTATGAGTTATATAATGACTATACAAATGAAGAAATACAAAGTAGTGTAAATGGAGGTATGAAAATATTTAATTTTGATGACTCAAATATTACTGCGAATCAAAATGGTAAATCTCTTAATTTACAGACTTATTCAATTTTATTAGAAGATAGGGACTTTGGTGATGATATTGATTGTAACCCGACAAATAACACCAAAGGTATTGAATATTATGTGACACCATCATTTGGTACTTCTTATAATCAAACAAGAAATTCTTGTATTGAAAATTTAACATCGACTAATAACACTAAAGTTGATTTAACATCAAACCCTTCAGTTTACAATGGGTCGATAAGAACATTATGGTCTTCTCCAAATTATGGTTATTTTGATAATGGACAAATTAAATATCCATCTCCGGAATCATATTTGAATTTTATAAACACTGGTGATACACAATCACCAATGTCATTATTGAATGAAGATAAGTATAGTAAAATTGAGGAAATATTTTCGGTTTTTGAGAAAAAAATATTGGATACATTTGAACAAGAATTTTTAAATTTTTGTAAACCAATTACGGATACTTCATCTAAAGATATGGTATCTTCTTTCTATACCTCAACGGTTGATGGTAGTGCGACTTATAGAAATTTTCAATCATTATTTAGAACATTAATGAAAATTCCTGCAAAATCTGTAAACCAAACAGAGGAAGAATATTTTAATAACGCGATTAATAATCAGTATAATGTTTTTCAAGGGGGTATTAAAAACTTTATAAATTACGATGTTTTATTTAAGTATGGAAATCCGTCAAATTATAAAAGAAGAATTTTTGATTCTTATTTATCACATAATAATACTCAAAAAGTTGTAGACCCAATTAAGTTTAGACCATATATTACGAATACATTACCTACTAATGGTGGTGGATTAACCGTTTCACAATCAAAAGGGTTGAATCCTAATGCTTGGATTGCACTTGAAACAGAGGTTGGTTTTTCAACGATTAACAATGTGAGATATAGTGATAATGGTTCATATATTACAGATTTTTTCATAGATAATAATATTGAATTTAATGTGGATAATGTGACATTATTATCTCCAATTATTAAAATGTATGCGACTCAAAAATTAAAAAATCCATCAATTAATGTTGCTCAATTTCAAAATCAAATTAATTTGTATTTGACAAATGAAAATATTTTACAAGATAATTTTTTGAATTTAGTGTTGAGTGGTGTTAGAAAAAAATTACCAAACCAACAACAATTACCTGAGAGTGTTATTAGAAGTGCTATTGATGGTGAACAATCTAAAGTTGAAAATTATGAAGTTTTCAAATCGTTAAATGATAAATGGATTGCCGGTGGTGATTATAAAACAAAAACTTTATTTGAAGATATATTATTTTTAGATAGAGCATCAAGAAATATTGGTGAAACAATATTATTGGATATCTTCGATTTAAGAAGTATGCTTAGTAAAAAATCGTTAAATCAGGCGATGAGCGTTTATACGTTTATTAGTGGTTTATTGATTAAAAATAACTTTACGGTTATGAATTTACCTGCGTATATCAATTTTTATAATGTTCAAGATGTTGATGGGACTACAATTCCAAACAGAGCTGAAGGGTCATTAGAGTTTGCGAATAATATGTGGGGTACTTTTTTAGATGTTGATTATAGAAAATCAAGTCCAAAAATGGTTTGTTTTTATGTGGGTAAACCTTCACAATATTTGGATTTACCAAAGGGTAATTTTAGATTTAGGGATGATGGTTTTGAGATGAGACGTGCATCGGAAAACCCATTGATTGAGAACCAACAAGGTAAAAAAGATTGGGCGTTATCTAATAAATGTGTTGGTTTTAATGTTGATATTGGAACCAGAAATCAAAGTGTATTTTATTCTTTTGCGGTGTCCCAAGACAATGGAGTTGCGACATCAGAATCGATAAATACTCAGCTTAATATGGTTGAGCAATCGTCAGGTAAAAATGTTGCGACGCAAAATGCTTCATTGTATAACTTGTATAAACAAAGAAGTTATAAATGTAATGTAACATCATTAGGTAATGCATTACTACAACCTACTATGTATTTTAATTTGAGGCATGTACCGATGTTTAATGGTCCGTATATGATTACCAATGTTACGCATTCTATACAACCTGGTAATTTTCAAACACAATTTGATGGGGTTAGACAAGGTATATATGATTTACCTGCAATTGATAATTTTATTCAAAGTATTAATCAAAATTTATTAACAAAAATTGAAAGTTTATTAAAAATTAAAAAAGATAAAGTTAATATATTTTCAGCGTCAACTGATTCAAATAAGAGTAACAATACACAACAATCTGCGAATTCGACAAAAGCGGCTAGTAATACTTGTGAAAGTAAAGTTTTACCTGTTTATCAAAACAACGGGTATAGTGTGATAGATGGTATTAGTACGACTTTAACTGAGAAAGAGTTTGCGTCAACATTAAAACGATTAATACCTAATTCTCAAGTTTTACAAACAATCGTTTATTGTATTTCATATGTTCGTTCATTTGAAAAAATTAATAATAGTAAAGCGGGAACTTTTAATGGTTGGAATAATAATTTTGCAACAGTTTCGTTAGATGTTGACTATGGGGCAACATCTTCATCATTTTTGAAAACATATTCATGTGTGAATGTACAGACAAATCCATCGACAAATAATTCGTTACCTGTTGTTGGGTTTTCAAGTGTGGATGACTATACTAATTTCATGAAAGTTAGGTTAGAAAATAGAACTCAACAAATATTAGATAATGGTTTGGTTAAATATTATGTGACGTATTATCCTAAACAAAATTTCCAACAAACAGATTATTACGATAAACATATAGATGAATTTAAAACAATTAGAAATACTATGGATAGGGCGTTGGCATCAGCTCTTGAAGTTGGTGTTGCAACCAAAGAAATTGTTTCTGAATTAAAAAACAAGATAAATGAGATTGAAAAAAACGGAAGTAGTCCTAGTGTGACACCAACACCTTCACCGATACCTTCACTACCCGGTCAAACTTGTCCTCCACCGGTTATATCATCATTTTCTCCATTGTCGGGGAATACAGGTACTATAATACAACTTAATGGTAGAAATTTTAACACCACCAAATCTGTTAAAGTTAATGGGGTTGAGGTTGGATTAACTGGTATTACAATATTCAATGACTCAACAATGAGAGTGGTTACACCTAAATTTTTACCAAGTGATATTGTAAATAAAGGTTATATTGTGGTTACAACTGACTTTGGTTCATACACTACAATTGACCAATATACTTATGACCCTACATTATTACCTTATGAAACATCATCACCTGGTGGATATGAGAATCAATAATGATATTCACTTTATAACATAACGATATATTTATAATAAAAACAATTTTATGAACATTAAATCAGCATTAGATAATTATCTTGGAAAATCATCAAGAATTTCACAAGTGGATAATGGTGACGGAACACAACAGGTTTGTGATTTGGATACCGGAGATTGTTATACAATCAGAGAAAGAGATGGACTTATTGAGAGAGCGGGTCATCAAACAACAGTTAACAGAAAAGTTAGAGTTGAGACTGCGGGAGGAATTAAACAATTATTAAATGGTTAATAAGAGATGAGTTTAGATAAAAAAATAATTAGTGAGATTAGTAGATACCATAATATTAATAAGTATATTATGGAGCAAGAGGCGATTGAGCCTGAAGACCCAACTGCTGGATTAGATGCGTTAACGCCACCACCGGCTGAGGGAGGAGATGTTCCACCAGCACCGGTACCATCTGAAGCAGTTCCACCGGCAGCACCAACTGATACCGCACCTCAACCTATTGATGTTGAGAATGACCCTGATATTGAAAAAATTGATGATGAAGGTGAATCTGAGGAAAAAACTGACGAAGGTAGTGATAGTGAAGAATTAGATATTACGGAATTAGTTGATTCTCAAAAAAATATTGAAACAAAACAAGAAGAATATTTTGAAAATTTATTCAATCAATTATCTAATTTAGAAGGTAAATTAGGTGAAATGGATAACATTATGAATAAATTAAATTCTCTTGAAAGTAAGATTGAAAAATATCGACAAAAAACTCCTGAGGAAAAACTTGAATTAAGAAGTTATGATTCATATCCCTTCAATCAAAAATTATCACAATTTTTTGATGACAAACAAGAGGAGATGGAAAAAACCGGAAAAAATGATTATGTTTTAACTTCGGATGAAGTTGAAGATATAAATGTGAATGATATTAAAAATTCATTCCAACCTGGTTCTCAAGATGATGACTATAAAACATCATTTAGAAGATAAGAAAAAATCCAAAGGTGTCTGAAAGGACACCTTTTTTATTTGACTTCACACCATTTATCAATTATGTTTATGAAACAAATATTTAACAATTAAAATTTAAACACATGAGTTCATTAGATGCCGTATTGGCGCAGTACGAAAAATCACAACAATCAGGGAATTCCCAAGGAAGAATGTCGCAAGACGAAAGAATGAAAAAATATTTTGCACTTATTTTAGGTGACAAAGAAACTTCGGGTCAAAGAAGAATTAGAATTTTACCAACAGGAGATGGTTCTTCACCATTCAAAGAGGCTTGGTACCACGAAATCCAAGTAGGAGGTCAATGGCAAAAATTCTATGACCCGGGAAAAAATGACAATGAACGTTCACCTTTAAACGAGGTTCACGAAGAACTTATATCAACAGGAAAAGAATCGGACAAATTATTGGCGTCACAATATAAATCAAGAAAATTTTATATTGTTAAGGTTATCGACAGAGATAAAGAAGAGGATGGACCAAAGTTTTGGAGATTCAAACATAACTACAAAAACGACGGTATCTTAGATAAAATCATTCCAATTTGGAGAAATAAAGGTGATGTAACCGATGCTCAAGAAGGTAGAGATTTAATCATCGAATTGGTTAAAGCAAAAACACCAAAAGGGAAAGAATATACTACGGTGTCTACAATTATGTATGAGGACAAAGCTCCTTTACACGAAGACCAATCATTGGCGAAATCATGGATGGATGATGAATTAACTTGGTTAGATGTTTATTCTAAAAAACCGGTTGAATACCTTGAAGCGATTGCTCGTGGTGAGACACCAAAGTGGGATTCTGAAAAGGGCGGCTATGTATATGAAAATGATACGGTAGGTACTGAATCATTTGGTGGTTCAAAATCAAATGATATTCCTTCAGACCCACAATCAGGTCAAGAACCGGATGAAGATTTACCATTCTAATATAAATTAGAACTTGGACAATTAACTAGGACATCAACTAAGACACGATGTCCTAGTTCTATTAAAAACTAACAAAAACAAAAATTAACTTGGACATATGGGGATAAAAAACAAAACCTTCTCAATGGAGGATATTAAAAGTAAGTATTCTACCAAAACAAAATACAAAGACGAAAGTTATTATAATTGTGGAGAAGCATTCATGGAGGCTTGTGGTTTACCGGGACCTATTATGGGTGGAATCAATATGTTTTTGGGACATTCAAACTCATCAAAAACAACTGCGATGATTTTAGCGGCGGCTGACGCTCAAAGAAGGGGTGATTTACCGGTTATAATTATCACAGAGAAAAAATGGAGTTGGAAACACGCGGTTGAATTAGGA